CCTGCCGCCGGGTGTATATGTTCAATTATGACATCAGGTAAATACTTTAAGCACTTTAAATCAATTCCCAGTTCTTTAACAAAATTATCAAAAAATAAATGAAGGCATCCTGGAAATGTCATACCCCTAAGTTCATCTACAATTTCTCTGTTCATTGCAAACGCGGTTGGCAAGTTTTCGCCTTGAAACAAATCATTACCATAGGCAATGCCTATATCCATTTTTAACGCTTGAATAAAGGCTTTATCCCAGCCCTGGGTTCTAGGAAGGTGATCATCACCCATGAAAACAAAATAATCATATAAAGGATACTTAACAATATCCAAAAGAAGAACCGCACCGGTATTGAGAGATTTAGCACAACCACCTGTTTTATTATCTGCCGGTAATTTTTTATAGTTTTCACTTTTGGCGTACTCATTCCATTTAGTATCATCATTATCTATAACTATGTATAGGTCGGCTTCTGCACCGGTATCTTTAAATGCCTGGGCTAATCTTTCGGCATTTTCAGGCCTACCCCTACTAGGTACAACCACGCACATCTTCATGGCCATAGGGTAGGGGATACGGCTGACTTACTTCTTAGATATGAGAATTTGGTACAGCGTGTCTAACTTTTCTTCTATGCGTGCAACACGGCCTTCTAGGTTATGGCCACCGTTGCCATCAGGTTTTAACTCACTTAGATAATGCTTAACTAACCAACGCACAGAAGCAATAAATGATCCAATTATTGTAACAAGAGATACAACTAATGCCATCTGATCATTCGCGCTCATTAACTGTTAATCCCGAATTTATCGTCTTTGGGGTCTAAATATCTAATCAAAGGTGCAACTAAAGCACCGGCCAAGATTGCATATTCAGGTTTCACATCTGCAACCAAAGCCAACAAGGTTGTAACTGTTGCCGCCGCAATGCTTCTTAGATATGACTTAATTACTTCTTTTTGTTTTGTTGTAATCTTCATTTTAATCCTAACTCTTTGATTTTTTGTTCAACTTCACATTGGCTTAATGCTATTTCAAAATGCATATCATCTTTACGCTTCTTGTAATTACCACCCCAATTTAAACCATATTTAGTTATGAGTAGGTTAATTGTATTACGCTGATGCTTATTAAATGTATTTGACTTGCCCAAAGGATGTTTGATTGCATTTAAGTCTATGGCAGTACCGGATGCGTGATTGCTTAGTACCCGATCAGATGATCTAGTCATCCTAAAAGCGTATCCCCAATCATCTAGTTGGCCTTCATTTATTGGCTCAACTGATTCATGAAATTCTTTACAAAAATTTATCAACAAAGGCGCAACGGCTTTTGCACAGGCAATCTTAGTTTTAGTACTAGGTATAACAAAAGATTGAATACCTATGGCTTGCCGATCCTCACTAGCCGGCCATCCATTTGGGCTAGTGAGTTCTTTAATAATTGCCATCATAAGTTATTGCACAATTTTTTAATATTATTTTAAAGACCTAAAGCCTGTAAATCCTCAACAGTTAAACCAAGTGCCGCAAGTTTCGCCTGTGCTGTTGCTTTTGCGTTCGCTTTGTCAATTACTGCCTGTGCTTCATCTGCCTTAACTTGCTCAATAGCCACATCAATTTCGGCTTGGGTTGGTGCTTTACCTTCTAAAGAATCCCATTTAATTGAGGAATAATTATCACCAGTAAAAACAAACTCAGCGTTTGGTCTAAGTTTGTAAATTGCTTTTGATAAATAAATTTCTTTCATTATGCACCTATTTCTAATAATGTAATTGTGCTAACTGTACCGCCTAATTGATAAACTAAATTTGCGCCAGACATACCCCCACCTTGACCACCTTGAACCTTGTAAGTGGTTGCTGAGGTAGTTGCAGGGGCATCAACATAAGTTATCGCAAAATTGTCTTTTGCAGATGGAACGCCAGTATGATAAAAACTGTCTGATTCGCCGTTCCAAATAACAGTAGCCCCTCTTAACAAATTTGTTTTAGTTGAAAGGGTATTGTTTCCTGTGTCGCTATAAATACTGCATACAATTGAAACCAAAATTTTTGAAGTGCTTGCAGTTGGGGTGATTGTTGCTGTCAGGGTTGTGTCGGTCATTGTTGTTGTGTTAATAGTTGTTGCGGTTGAAGTTGCTCCGGTAACCATTTGCAAAAGTTTGCCACCGCCAACGGGTGTAGCCCACTTCAAACCAGTTGCTTCCGCACTATCCGCTACAAGTGTGGTGCCGTTTGCACCTACGCCAAGACGTGTATCGCTTGTGCCAAAGGTGTACAGATCACCTTTAGTAGTTAATGGTGATACTGCCCCTGCTTGTACAAAATCAAAATAGATTGCGGCACTTGCGCTTGTAAAATATAAAACTCCACCATCATATTGAGGCACTATTAAACTGCCGGCTGTGTTTACTGTAGCAGTACCCGCCGTAATTGTTACTGATCCTGTTCCCCAGTTTTGAATTGTAACTGTATCTCCGGCTGAAAATAATCCAGTGTTAATAGTTATGGTAGTTGCGCTTGTACTATTAACTGATACAACAGTTCCTGCATCTGCGGCCACTAAAGTATAACTTGTAGTTTTTGCAGTAGTTGATCCACCTAACATTGCAGTTTGTTGCAGACTTGTCATTTGTGCGGCGGTAAGAACCTGCCCAACGCTAAACGATTGTTTTGCCATTTACCATCTCCTAATAAGCCAAAGAATCTTCATCAAGTTTTCCATCAATAACCGAGTTTAGCAATAAACCCACTGCAAAGGGTTGGGCGCAACTGAAAGTTACGATAAAAGATTTAGGTGTTATTTGATAAGTTAAACCGGCTATGACGGAATCCGTAACCACATTACCTGCCGGCAAGGTTTGGGTTACCTCTATTGGGTCAAATATATCCAAATTTAAGGCGGCTATAACCCGGCTAGGGTCATTTGAGCCATAGGCATCAACGGTTAATGAATTTAATTGAATATTAACGCCTTGTTCTTTTCTTGATGCAATAATCATTTGTGCTTGATTTAAAGCATTTAATTCTGTTTGCATAATGCCGCTTCTAACTCGGCTATGCTGAAAATAATCATCAATACTTGCGGAATCGGATGCGGTCTGACCATTCAACCCATTGGGCGTAACTGTAACTTTGTTGATCATTTGGTAATCTGAAATATCAAACTCCACTGCCTGATAAGTAATATCGCCTGATCCTGGCACATCACTAAACTTTGTAACCGCGCCACCTGATGCAACTATGATGTCATTGCGGGAATAAAATTTGGTATATCCTCTTTGATCCATCCAAAAAGCCCCCAGGTCTGTGCTTTCTACAACCTGACACGCGCCCAATAATGATCTTGATGATCCATCATCCGCTTGTACCGTAGTGGTTGCAGTGGTTGAAATATCGCGCATACCGCCTGGCCATTCTCCGGCATCTAACAAACTTGAAATTCTTTGTGCGGTTGTTTGTCCACTGCTACCGCCACTAACAGATGTAATGGTTGTTAAATTTAGTAACTGAAATCCATCTACGCAAGATAATGTTACATAGGCTGGATCAAATCCAGTAGGGCTTTGGTAATTCCATTCTTGTACATAAAAAGAACCCAGGTTATAGGTTGTGCCTAAATACGCGGCTGTAAAGCGAATCTTACGCATTGGTTTTATTTTGCCGTATAAACTTGATCCAGTATTTGCCGGATTAAATTGACCTGATTCATCAACAAAAGTTATGCGTGCTGTGCCACCTGTGAAAGAATCAGATGATCTATTAAAAGCACGGCGTATGTAGCACTGAGTTACATAAGGTGTTATATCAACAATATCTGCCGCCACCGTACCTAAAATGGCTACATCAAGTGGCGTTGCAGGATCATCCAGCACTAAAGCGGGATCAAAGGAAGCACCATTGCTGAAATCAATTTCTGCACTAAATACTGCGGCTGGCATTATCTACCTAAGTTAGTTAGTTGAGTAACTGCACCTGATCTGTTCAAGTTATACAAAGCATCTTGAATTACAGATTGCAATTGGCCTTCTGAGATAACCGAACCCGCTACATTTACATTTACGGTTGTGCCGAATCCACCCATTCTATCTAATGGAATAACGGCTTCTGCCCCGGCTTCACCAATAAGTGCTTGCGTAGGTCTTGTAACAATGCCGCCTTCTGCCATAGGTACACGCCTGCCGCCAGTGAAAGGGTCTATGTCGGGATTAGCCCTAAAATACGCATCAGCCTGGGCTTGTAATCTTGCACTAGCACCAGCCCCCGATCTAGCACCGGCAACAGTGTTACCCCCAGCAATCAATTCTTCATATACATTTTTAAAAATTTGATCATATTTTTGTGGCTCAACAATAGTTGGGGTTGGCGTTATGATTGTAGCACCCTGTGTTGTTATGACAGGAATTTTTGCTTGACTTAACAATGCCAACATTTTTCTTATTTCTTCATTGGCGGCAAACAATTTTAGTATGTACATCTCAACGCCTAAATTAGTCATACCCCATTTTTTAGCCAATTCATCTATTTCGCCTGATGTAATTTTGCCATCTTCAATTACCTTTAATACATCCGCGTATCTTTGTGCTTCATTAACTGCGGCTTCTGTGCCTTCTTTAAGTTTTTGTAATATTTTTACACGCGCTTCATCTTCGGCAGATAACTTACGGTTTAAAGCAACTTGTAAATTAATTGCATCAAGATCAAACATTGCCGTTAATTCAGCCTTCTTTTTATCTAAGGCTTCTTGAGCGCGTTTTTCTTTAGTCATTGCTTTTTCTCTAGCCAAAATATCGGCTTGAATTTTCCTTAATTTTTCATCAGTTGTTAATGCTTTTTTACCATATTTTGCTTGCAATTCTAAAGCATCAATTGTTTGTTGAGATAAACCTAAATACCCTTTAGCCGCTAAATATTGTTTTTGGCGTACTTTAAAACCTTCTTTACCTAAATCTTCAAATGTAGTATTTAGGGCAGATAAAAATCCTTTTTCACTTACAGTTTTACCAAAACCAATTAACACATCAGCCAGGCCGCCGCCAACACTTTCCAAAACCGCACCAAATGTTTTTAAATTATCTGTGCCTGTTACTATGTATGAAGATGCAACTAAAAACCCATTACCCAAAGTTTCGGTGGCTTCACCAGCACTAATTTTAAATGATTTTAATTGACCTTCAAATGTTTCTGTTTGTGCTTCTGCCGCACCTGCATATTTATCTAAATTTTGAATTAACTTAACAAAGCCCATAGATTTGGCTTCTGCGGCTGTAAAGCCAACACCTAATTTAGCAATAGCGGTATAATTGCCTACTGCCGCCCTATTTATAGCATTTAAAACGCTATCTAAATCTGCGCCTGTTCCCGCCGATATGTCCAATGCCTTGCTTAGTAAAAGTTGTGCCGAATCTAAATCTCCGGTTTGTGCTACAAGTTTGCGTAAGGCCGGTACTAAATTATCTTCAGTGACATTGGTAGCCCGCTGTAAACCTTCTATAAAAATTTTTAAATCAGGCAGTAAATTTTCTTTACCAATACTTTTTAAGGTAAGTTGTAATTGTTTGTCTAATTTTTCTTGCGCCAAAGCGGCTTGAATAGAATTTTTGGTGAAAATTGCTAATCCTGCCGCGGCGGCAATACCGCCGGCTTTTGCAAAAGATCGTAATCTAAATGATCCGGATGCGACTACTTTATCAAAACCTTTTAATTCTTTTGTGGCACG